TTATTAGTTTCACCATTACCACCAATAGCTTCTGCATTAGGAGCTTCGCCTTGAATATTAATATTATATTTACCACTATTATTAAATACGTTAGCTACTTTCTTAACTTTAGCTTCGATTTTATTATTGTAAACATTATATATAATATAGAAAGGATAACGCTGACCAGCATTTACTTTAGCGGTAACATCGGTTCTACTATTAATAGTAATACTAGCAGGAAAGAAATATCGAAGCCACGGAGTATTCGGACTAGGTAATTCCTTATTACTAGTATGTTTATAGCCCGTAGCTTGGCACATAATGTACGTAGGAGCAGTTATTTTGCTGACTAACTCAAATGTACATAGATGTTTTACCATATCATAATTCGAGTTATTTTGCCATGATTTAGGGAATTTCTGACCCTTTAGGAAGCCCTCTGCTGTCTCTTCGTACAATTCCGTACTTCCGAAGTTGCTCTGCAATAACTCCGCTGTAACTTGAATTATAGGCTTCATAGAGCTATTAGGATTCTCTATCAAAGGATAGCTGCAACTATATGTATGTTTATGACCTCCAAGACACAAACGATAACCATTGTTATTTAAGAACTTCGAGAACCAATAAGCATTAGCTTTACTAGTATTAAAGTTAAGACGACTTCCACTACGTTCAACATCTGGATATTCAGTACCGTCCCAATAGAACGAATTGATAAGATTTTGAGTAATGATTGTAAAAGGCATCTCATGACAATAAGCTATCTTATGATTAATACTACTATCAATATACTCTAAGTCTTTTTCGCACCATTGACGAATATAATCATAAACAACACTTTGTGGATTAAGACCATAAACATCTCGTTCAGTATTAGAACTTATCTCACTGTTAACACATAAGAAATGAGTATCAGCAAAATCAAATGAATACAAACATTCAATATAAATCTCTTTATTCTGTATAGTAAATATAGGAGGATTCTCTTCATTTATTTCATGACAATAGAAAAATCGAATGTTAGTAGCATTGATCTTAGAGTTATCGCCACCATCGCCAAGAACATAAACATTAGCAGGAGTTAAGTCGTTGTTACCAACAGTAACCATTTCTGGTAGAGTAAATAAAGGAACACGACCGGAATCATAATCTAACCATTCGTTAATACGATTACCATTCTGAGTCATATCACCAGTATTAATCATAAACTCAACATTCTCACTAGCAGCATCAATATGATTATCTGCAATATTCTTAGCAGCTATTTTCCATACTTGATATTCATCCCAATTGAAACCTTGTTGATCAGATGTTTGTAAGAACGTCCATTTGTTCTGAATATTAACAGTATCTTTAATAGTGAACTTATAAGTAGGACTTTTATAACTAGAATCACTCATACGTTCAATATAGTATTCATAGTCTCCTGCTGACAATTCAGTTAACACAACTTTATGAGAAGTAAAAGGAGTACCATCAGTAGTAATTGCACGAATACGATTATAGTACTTACGAACACCTGTTTCATCTTTAAATGATTCAATACCTGTCCAACCACTAGCTCCCACTTTTCTATAATAAAGCATTTCATCATAGTATCCAACAGATACCCAATTAAAGCAACGACTAGCATTAGGAGCTGTACCTCTACGACCTAATGTCATAGTTACTTTATTTGGTTTAGTAGAATCTAATAAAGTTTTATTAAAGAATATATTCTTATTTTCAAATGAAGCACGAGGAACATACTTATCAACAGTAGGAATAACATTAGCTTCGAGATTAACAAAATACATATCGTTAGCATTGTTACGAGCACTAAGAGCTTTAGTAGCTTGATTAACAGGATCCATAGTATAATACTTAGTAAATAAGTAATTACTAGTTAGATAACCATATGCAGTATTTTCAGCAGCATCTACTTTATCTGCGTCACCAGCATTAAGTATTTGTAAGCCTACGAGATCAATATATCCTTTAGATACCCTTATGGGGGTGGTCGCATTATTATACGGATTAGCAACACTAGATGGAGTAGTTCCCCAAGTTAAGAAAAACTTAGCTTTACGATTATCGAACTTAATAAGTTTACCATCACTAGCTATCCATTCCATATCAAAGGTTTTAACTTTAATACGAGTAGTATTAACATCCATAACTGAACATTGAGCACCACGAATAAGGAATGTAGAACCTGCTTTTATCTCCCCCCATAAAGGAAGTGTTTCCCAATCTCCGCCTTCTGTACCATATTGTAAAGACAAACCTTTAAGAGATACATCTTTACCTGTAAGATTACTAAGTTCAACGAAGTTATGAGAACATGGATTATAACTATATTCATCACTAGTAATACCTCCGCAATATAAAGAGTTTATATATAGTTTTTGAAGATATAAACTAGTAACATATATCCAACCAGTATTAGGGTCTTCTTGACCACCAGTAGGTTCAGCTTGATCAACATCAAGTTCTTTCTTATAAACAACTAGTTGTCCATTATTATTTACTTTAACTCGATAGATTTGACCACTAGGAGCAACCAAACCAATAGTATTAAGTTTATCGAGAGCTTCGTAATCAATGCTACCTCCGCCTCCACTACCACCACTACCAGTAAGATTGACAGGTTCTCCATTTATCTTAGTATATAAACGTTTAACATCAATAGCAAGAAGAAGTTCATATTCAACAAACTTTTGAAAGTTAGCTTGTATTTCAGCTAATGTACCATAATGTCCACAAACAGCTTTAGTAGTTGGTTCAAAACCCTCAGCGGTCGGTTCTAGACTATTAGCAATATGGTTGACATTACGAAGAACAATGTTCATTTTTTCACTTGGAGCAACACTAGGATCAATAGGCTTATACTTACTAAGTAGAGTATTAGTTACAGTATTGCTAACATGTCCTGGGGTAATAATCAAATCTCTTTGACGAACAATAGTATCCAAATAGTTTTGGATACTTTGTATTGCTTCTATAACAGAAGCTAGATCATCATTACCAATAATACCTGCTTCTTTGCCAGACGTATCTATCCAAAGAGCATCTTTATTAGTAGGAGGAGTATCTTGTGCGATAACTGCTTCCACAGTTTTATTAATAACTTCGTCACGTAGATCACTAACTTCTTTGTTAGTATTTTCAATAGTATTATCTACTTCTTTGAATTTATCATCTACGTCTACGAATTTATCATCTACTTCTTTCTTATTATAATAATCAGAAAGATCAGCACTTAATTGTTTAAGTACTAAATGTTTGTTTTCAATACCTCCTTTGAACCAATATTCTTCGATTACGTTTCCTTCCTTTCTAATACCTACGGTTAAACCTACCGCACGGGTAGGTTTAGACAGCGTAGATAGTGCTTGACCAATATCGTCATAAGGACCATATTTAGCATCTAAATTAGGATACGAATTGAATTGTTCGTCAGTAGCATTGTTAACAATAAGTTGTCCAACAACAATTCCTTGTTTCATATTAATTATTTATATTCTAAATTCTTTGATTCAAGTATATAATCGGAATAATCTCCCGCAGTACCTCTTTTCATAACAAATTCGTTAGTATTAATAACATGCCAATCACCATGATAATAAGTAGTTATGATACTACCAATAGTTTCTGTTTTAAGAGTAGTTGGTAAGAATATTAAATCTAATACTCTTCCTCCATGAAGAAATACTTTCGGGAAAGTATAAGCTTGATCCATATCACCATATTCTTCCCAATAGTTAACAGAGAACAATCCACTCTTTCTATTATCAAGAACTAAATTCCACATAAAGCTAGAGAGATTAATGAACTTAATATTAACTGGAACATTTAGATCGAGCTTGAATTGAGTAGGCATTATAATATTTCCACTACTATAACCTACTGCAAACTTAGTAGTATAATCAGTATCAGAAGCAATCATTACTTGTCTAGTACATTGAATCATAATATCTGAGAATTCATCTACACCACCATTAAAGTAATCAAACCTTTCTTTAATGTAACCATTTATAGTAACATTTCCTTGTGAATCAATATTCATGTTTCCATGACCAAACCAAGCATCTCCTTCTTTAAGATCTAATAAAGTAGCTGGAATAAATGTTTTTCCATTAAGTGGAGCACCTGGATTATCAGGATTAAAGTTTTCATATGCAGTAGTCTTTAGTCCATTAGCATCAACACCTTGCTGACTAAACATATAATTACCGTTGAATACCGCACTACCAATAAGTCCATTAGCTATAATAGCAATCTTAGTATGAATAGCTTCATAACCTTCAAATCTAATCCAATATCTTTGGTTATTAGTATATGATTCAGAAGGAGTACTATAAACTTGATCAGTACCTTTCCACGGACCTTCGTAATTAAGAACATAGAAATTACCATCAGCAGGGTCATATACATAAGGAGCTTTATACTTATCAGAAACATAAGACTTAGTAGAATCGTAAATACCTTGAGGATAAATAATCTGATTATGTCCATCAGAACCCGGAAGTCCATTCGTTCCAGTAAGCTTAAAAGGAGTACTCCAATCTAATTCAAGATGACCAAGTTTATCACTATTACTATTATAAGAAATACGAGTTTGGATACACCAAATATAAAGTTTCTCTTGAGTAGGAACAGGAACTGTTAAACTCCAACCATCGGGATTACGTTGTTTAGCAATTGTAGAGTCAAATGCAGCACTAGGAGCAGTATCGCTTCCTAAAGAATATCTAGCTTCAATAGAAATTCCAGGAACTCCATCAATACCGTTACTACCATTTACTCCGTCTTTACCAGCAGGACCAGTATCACCTTTCTTACCAGCTTCACCAGTAATACATACAGGATCTTCCCAATATCCTTCAATAGCATTACTAGGAAGAATAGTTGCTTTAGTCATCCACATATAAGGGGATTCAGTAGTAAGAGTTGGAAACTCAACAGTCCAAGCAGCACCCGGATTTCTATCCGATCTAGTAATACTAGGATGTTCTGTTGCACTAGGAGAACTAGCAAATCTAAACTCAGTATGTTTACCGTCTTGAGCATCGCCATCTCTACCATTAACAGGAATAACATCTGACCAACTAACTACTTTATTAGAAGAACCATCAACAGTACCAATACATTGCCACCATTGTCCATCATTAGAATCTGGACTATCTTTCCAACCAGAAGGGATTAATTCTTGACTAGTAGGTTTAGTAGGAATAATAGTAGACTTAGCATAGATATAAGTTTTCCAATTAGGAACTGTACCATCTGTACCATCTGTACCATCTGCTCCAGGTTTTCCACTCATAAGTACAGGACCTGCCCAATTACTTGCAAGAGTTCCATCAATATTAATCTGAGCAAATATTCCCCAAACAGCACCGCTACCACTAGGAATAGTAGTAGACCAAGCAGAACCGGGATTAATATTATCTTCATCAAACGGAGGAGCGTTAACATAATCAATAGTTTTTTGGTACATCATACGAACTCCAACACCTGATTGTCCATCTTCTGCATTAATACGAATAGGAGCGCTCCATTGACCTTCGAGTTTACCATCATTAAACATTCCAATAGTCATCCATAGATACTGTCCTTTATCTATTGCAGGAACAATATCTGACCATTCTGAACCGGGATCGTCAGCATTACGATTAATAGCAGGCGCATCACTAGGAGATGTATTAACTGCATACTTAAAGTTATAATACTTTCCGGCAACACCATCTTCACCAGTACATTTAATAGGAGTAGACCAACTTGTTACTTTACCTGTTGCACCACGTACTTCACCAACTGACATCCACCAAATACCAACAACTGTTGGAACATCTGACCATCCTGCTGGAATAATATCTTCCCCCGTAGGAGGATTAGGCTGTGTAGCAGATTGTTTAAACACAAATGTCTTCCAATTAGGAACAGTACCTGCTTCACCTGCTGGAATACCAAACTCTAAATCATATAACGGAGTACCAGATTCATCTTCACCTTTATATACTACTTCGGCAGTAGGAGCAGCATCAGCAGGAAGAGCTAAAGCAATAGCCTTATCAAACTCGGGAGTCTTACCTGCTTCTCCACTTCCACCACCACTTCCGTTATTCTTAACAACAAGATCGGCATCTCTTACACCACCATTGAACCAAAACTCTTGTATCGTACTATTTACTCGAATACCTACTGTTAAACCAACAGCACGTAATTCAGCAGGGATATTAGAAAGAGCTTCGGCAATAGAACTATAAGGACCGTACTTAAAGTCAAGATTAGGAAGTGGTTTAAAATCTTTATCAGTTGCATTGTTATTAATCAACTGACCAACAGTAATTGCATTCATATTATCTTATACTAAAGTTAAGTTTAATATCTTCTTTGAAACTTCCCATAGGAGAATAGAAGAAGTAAACAGTATAATGAATACCATCGACTACCTCATTATTAATCATTCTACGATAAGCACCATCAGCAGGAGCAACTTCTTTCCATAATGTGGTAGTTAGAACATCTCCAAATTCAGAGTTATCAAGAGATACACTATCTGGAACAATAACAAAATGAATACTTTGTTCTTGTTTAATAATGATATTTTGATTCTCTTCATCTTGAACATTTAACTCAACATGAGGAAGAGCAATAATATCTGCAACACTCATATTCTTAAATGTAAGAGGCGGAATATCAGTATGACCAATATAAACACTAATTGGTTTAGATACTATCGCATCTTTACATTCTAATCGTAGCTGAGCAATAATATAATTAATAAGAAGATCGGCTTTCTTTTCTTCTCCTAATTGATAAGCAGCGCAAGCAGCTTGAAACATATTCCAACAATTAATGACTTGACGATTAATCCCTTTACAAGTAGAAGTACAATCTTTAATCAAATCAATACCTAAGTCGGAAACCATAATCAACAACTTAGTATATACACAGTTGTATTTGAGAGGAACAGTAAGATACACATAAGTACCATCTTCGTTTTGTATCATAAGCAAACTAATTTAGAATACATTTCATTTACGTTTTCTTTTTGTTCTTTGGATAAATCCTCATACACACTTTGCATATGTTGTAAAACAATGCAACAGTAGTACATACAAATATCGTCATTATTAACGACATATCCAAGAGAACTGAGATGTGCCATTTGCACACCTCGTTCTATTGATTCATCAATAACTCTTTCAAAATTAACTTCCATTACTTCAATGTGTTATTCGTTATATAAGTAATGTAAGACTGAAACTTAATGTTCAACTTATTACTAAAACTAAGTATCTTATCTTCTTTACTAAGACTAGCATTATAAATAATTTCAATAATTGATTTCTCAATAGTAGCCATCCATTGTTTCTGCATGAAGTCAGAAGGTTTAGCACCATTAATCTTATACATAGATAAAGTAGAAAATACCGTATAATATTCAGCATTTATAATGTTATGAATATTAGACAGTATATTATCTTTATTAGTATCAATATGATTATTAATAATAGTAGTAGAAACAAAAGAAATAATTCGCATAGCAGAAGCATACATTGAATCTTCAATAGCAGCCTTACACTTATCCTTATCTTTATTTACTATATTCTTCGTAATATCAGTTACGAACGTAGATAACTCAAGTAGCGACAACGATAGTTTATCAAGTGTTGTACTTACTTTAATTACAAACTTTTCTGAATCAGACTTCTTACGATTGTCTAGCCATTTATAGAGAAGTAAGAATATAGCAACTACGACTACGGATGCTATACCTTGACTAAGTGCGGATTCTAATATTTCTTTCATGATGTAAATGAATAAAGGGATTACTATTAGTAATTAGACCAATAGCAATCCCTTTAATTAATACTTAGCTTTTTGTTATACTATCTGTTCTAAAACTTATTCCTCAGAAGTAACAGGTTGACCGTCCACTGAAGAAAGAGCAGTAAAGATTTTATCAAGAGTAGTTATTGATGCAGAACCAGTAGGAACAGCAAGATAAACAATACTCTTAACGTTTTCAGTATTACCGCTTCTAAGATTACGGGAATTGTAGAATGTCAAAGCGTAAGTTGTCCAGCCTGTCGCACTCGAACGAACAGGAAGTTTGTACAACTGAATAGCGTCACGTTCAGTAGCATTGATACCTTCTGCACCAATACAACGAAGTTGCAATTCTTTCAAGAACGCATCATCATTAACAGGAGCAACACCTTTAGTATTAACTTTAACAGTAGCACCAAACAGTTTATCACCTGCAACAACATTCCAATTCTGATAATCTTTAGCAGTGATAGTAATCTTAGCAGCCGCAGCAGTAGCAGTAAATCCTTCGTTTTTACCAAGAGCTTTAAGTTCATCTGCTAAACGTTTTGCAACAGTAGTAGCAGTATCTCCTTCGGTAGCACGAGTAGAAGAACTCCATTTGTAACGTTCGTTAAGAACAGTTCCCGGTTTTACCATAGTAATGGTATAATCCTTATCCTTTACGGGGGTGGGAACAGTAATGTCAACACTTAGATTAGTACCTGCTGCATATTCAGTCTTTGCATATTCAAAGCGATAAGTGTCTATATCAAGAACACTATTGTAATAATCGCTAGCATTAGCAAAAGCTCCGCCACCTATAAATATAGAGAAGCGGGGAATACGTCTAGCAGGAGTATCTGTAATAACCGCACCAGTATCATCATACAATGCGATTGCGCCTTCCGCAATACCAGCTTCACCTATCTTATTAATACTAGCAGGAGTAGTGGCAAGAGCGACGTTTTTAGCGAAAAGAAGTCTTTCCATATTATTCTAATTTAGATAATTCATTTGAAACTCTCTCATAACTATCATTATTAGAGATAGCATTATAAGTATTAACTGCTCGTTCAATAACTTTCTGCATAGCTATATCGGATAGTTCATTAGTAGTATCTGTTTCAAGATTAACAAGAGTAGGATATTTAATATAAGTTACTATAAACTTAGTTACATCAAAGTTTCCAATAACTTCAATACCATCTTCTAGTTTGTAACAAATAGGACTAACTACAACTGATTTACTATGATAATCATTTTGAGTTTGAGGAACATAATCAATTTCAATCAATCGACATTTTGCTAATGCCTCCCCCGTAAGAGAGCTAACGGATACTAAGTACATTATCTGAGGAATAAACACCGTAGTATTAATTCGATAACCTGTACCAAATGTAATATCAGTTTTTCTAGCACCAACAATATGACGACTAACTAATAAAGGATCAAGTTCGTTAAGTCTTATAACATTATCAGAGATACCATCGAGTTCGCGATTACCTTTACGAGAGAATATATCTCTAACATAATTAATACTTTCGGTATTAATTAGTTCATCAATTTGTTCGGGAAGTATTGCCCGAACAGTTTTCATTCCCATTTGTTGTGCAAGTAGCACGAACCGATCATGTATCTCTGTAATCTTCATAACAATAGTTATAATTGAACCTTAATTTCCAAACCTTTACGGAACTGAGCATTCTCCGGATTATTGAAATAAGCAATTGCTTCTTTCATATTAGAACCAATGAACGCTGCTTCGGGAGTAAGTATCGTTTGATTAACCTCAGAACGAACAAGTTCACCTTTAGCAATAAGTTCTTCAATAAGAGCTTGGGTAGTAAGGTTATTGTTGTTAAACATTTTGTTGAATTTCTCCGGCTCACGAATAGCGTAATCATCAAGCATCTTTTCCTTAATACTTTCATCAAGATTAAGACTTGTGATAACATCTGTTCCAGTAGAAGCACAATAACAAACAAACATTGCTTTGAACTTTTCTGCATCATCGAGAAGATCAAGATAATTTCTACGAGCTTTATTAGATTGAATGCGAAGACGTTTAGCTCTATTCTGTTCTCTCTGTTCATCACGAATATAAAAACGAACACGAGGATTAAAATGAATAACCTGTGTATCTTTTGCTACATCCGGATAGAATAAACAGTGACGGAATGCAATGTAATGTTCAATGTTATCGGGACGTCCATATTGATAACGAGTAGACTCTAAAGCATTAAGTTCAATAACATAGTTATTGATAGCTTCTTTCAGCAATTTAGCAGTAGACTTATCAGCATTTTCATATGCTTCAATAATAGTCTGTTCTTTAATTGCGTATTTCAGATAATCTTCCTTTCTTCTCCAACGGAAATCACAATTGAATTCGTAACCATCCATAGGAACTGGAATAGAGATATTCTGAAACCAACGAGAAACTCGTTCTTGGAACTTAGTATCATTAGCGGAGCAACCAACGATAGCAGGCATGTAAGCAGCCATTTCTTCTGCATTACTAGCAAGCATTCTAGCCGAATTGATACTTCCACCGATACTATCATGACGATCTTGAATATATTGTCTGTTGATTTGTCTATAAACAGAACCAACTGTAATATCGGCAGTAAGACCAATTTTAATCTTTCTTACTTCTTTGAATTCTTTATCTAAACCATCTTTCTCTTTAAGAGCTTCTGTATAGGTTTCTTTCAAAGTCTTTTCCTTATCGGATTTAGTAGGAGCTTTGGGAGCAGGATTAGTAACGGCAGTATTAACACCGTTACTAGCAATACCTGCTATATTAATCCCTTTTTCTATTTTTCCTTCCATTATAATATAAGTTTAAATGTTACAATGAGCAACGAAGAATAAACATCTTCTCAGCACGATTAACTTGCAGACCGCGAGACATCTTAACTTCGTAAGTAGATTTATCAATCTCAGTAGCAATTGCTCTATCAGGAACAGCACCCCAAGACGGAGGAATCGGAGTAAGACCTTTAAGAACACCTACAAGATAAGACTGACCTTTCATACGAACCATACGGATATTACGTTCTCCATTGTAAGTAGAGTTGTCAATGAACATCAACTGATGTGAACACATTGGTAAACCAGTACGAGGATGAATGTTACCGTTAGCACGGTCAAGTTCTGCAATCGGAGATTTATCCAAGAACGGAAGATGAACAGCAGTAATAGTATGTCCGTCAATAGTCTTATATTTACGGAAGTATTTACCATAAGTAAGACCGCCACCTTCTTCACTGATCATCTTATCTCCAAGCGGAGTAATGAATCCTTCTGATTTAGCTTCGCCTCTCATTGATTCATCGAAATCTTCAAGACCTCCACGACCAGCAAACAGAGTAATTTGCATAGCGCCTGTATCAGTATCTTTGTCGAGAACGTCACCAACAGTACGTTTCAACTTAGATAACGGCAAGTATTCACCGTAAGTATCATAGTTAGATTCTTCGAGAATTTCAAACATACCGGCAGTTTCGGGAATCGGCTGATCATTATCCCAATCTTTCATATCAATAGTACCGTTAGGAGTACGATTGTATTTAGATGTCCAAATATCAATCTCATTAGAGATACGCATCTGAACATCAAACTGTCTCATCTCTTCGTTAATCCAACGAGTATCAGTTCCGCCACCACGAGTTTTAAATGCATAGTTAACAATAACATTACTAATGTTACCAGCAATTTCTTTAGTATAACGTTTGAAACCAAGTTGAGACTTCATCATACCCGGTCCCATAACATTACTCTTATTACCTTTAGAATAAGATTCCGGAATACTTGGAGACAACATACACCAGTACTTACCTTTCTCGAAGTTTTCTGGATCTACATAAGCTGACTTATCGGGATTCTTAATACGAAGAGCATACTTATGTCCACCATGAGTTCCAGGACCCATATCACGCATAATACGAACAGTTGTTCCATCAGGAGACATAAGACCGAACTGTTCAATGAATAGACCAGTAGCAAATTCAACTTCAATAGTTTTACCACCAATACCCGGAGTAGTATCTGCCATATTAAACCAAACAACATAGTCATTAGTTTTCATACGACCCATAGTCTTCCAAGTCCATTCAACAGTAGAAATATCACGAACACCAGCAGCTCCTTGACCTTCTGTTAAGAAAGTAAGAGGAAAACGATCATCATCCATACCATAAGTATAGGTAAGGAAGTTGTTTATTTCCTCTGGCTTTTGAAGCATTAATGCAGCAAGAGATTGCTCATTAGAGTAACCTCTATCATCATATCTACCTCTTTCGACTTCTCTTAGTTTATACATATCAATTTAATTTAGTTAGTTAACTCGTTAAGACAATACTAAATCATTATTGTCAACGTGTTTATTACTTTTATTTCCACTATTCAGAACTAACGTCTTGCGAGTAGCAGCTTGTTGGGCTTGAGTTCTAAGTTTAATAACCTTTTCTTTATTAACAGCCATATTAACAAGACTAGAATAGTTACCACCGGTAAATCTAAGATACGCTCTAAGTAAATCATCCTGCATACGAGAATTACTATCTACTTTAGCTTCATCTAACATATAAGCAGTATTTCCTTCATCATCAACAACTTTAGTAAGATACTTCTGAAAATCTGCACGAGTAGCAACAGTAGTCTTACCATCAAAAGTACGTTGAATAGTTTCGGGAATCTTATAACCTAGAATTTCACCTTTAGCAATAGTTTCATCTACAGATTTCCAATAAGCATCAATTGCAGCTCTTTCTTCTGCTTCGGCAGCTTCGCGTTTAGCAGTTTGTTCAGCACGACGATCATTGTAAATCTCAGCAACAGTTTTATTTGATTCAACAGCAGTATCATAAAGAATACCGGAAGCTTTCAGATAGTCAATATAAGAATTAACGTTTCCTTTCTTTCCTTCAAGTGCCCATTCTTCTTTGATAACAGCAATCTGTTGTTCTTCGTTATCTTTGTCAATAACAACATCTGATCTATCTGGAATTTCATTAAATCCTTCAATAGAACCATTGAGTTTCAAATGAGAATAAGCCTGCTCAAGAACAGGATATTGTTTAAACAGATTGTTAACAGCAGCTTCTTCACGTTCTTGCATACGAGCTTGAAGTACAGTATCAATATAACTATTAATACCTTCAACAGAATCTTCGAATACAATTTGATTACCATTTTCATCTTTGAAATCAGCACCGAAACGTTCTTGCAAAACACTAAGAACAGAAGGTTCTTCTGTTGTATTAGCAGCAATAAGTGCTCGAAGTTCTTCTGATGTTTTAACGATAGTACCGTTAGCATCTACTGCATTACCTTGTGCATCAATAGTACAAGGAATATCATCAATAGTAACTTGATCGCCTTCGGCTACTGTTACATCTTGATTATTATTAGCAGTATTGTTATCTGTTTGAGTAGTTGTATCTTCCCCCGTAGAGGAACTTTGCTGATTGTTTCCTTCGTTACTACCTTTGTCTTCCGGAGCAGGAGGATTAGTAATAGTAGTAGTAGTATCAGAACCATTATCAACAGTAGTATCAGCAGTACCATTATCAATACTGTCAATACTTAAATCAAGTTCTTCATTAATAACTCCCATATAAATATGTTTTTGGTTAATATTACTTTGTCACAAATATATTCCATTAGGTTTAAACATTCAAGTTTCAATTGCTTAAATACCTCGTACAACAGTAACAGATGGCGAGATTTACGAGATTAAGAGTAATAGAGTCACTAGTATTATCGGGCAATTTGAACGCTGTACACGTTCTTAAAATGAGCCATTTTAAGCCTCATAGTGACACGTTAACACGAAATAATACAGTTGTTCATCTAGGTATATAAAATTCAACTGTGAAGCTCTGAGTACTGTCTACGTGCATGTTGCATCCATAAAAATACCCCCGATAATCGAATATCGAGGGTAACGCTTTCTCATAGAGACAAACTTAACTAACAAAACAAACACCAATTTAAACAGCACAACTACTTCTTACTTGAAGAGCTAGACTTAGGTCTATCATATCTATTCTTATTCTCTTTAGCAATAGCTAGATCATTCTGTCTATCGAGAGCATGATCAATAAAATCAAGATTCTTAGCTCTACGAGATTCAGCAAGTTCTTGTTCTTTAAGAGATAACTCTCTCTGTTTCTCTACGGGGGAAGTTCCGGTTTGACTTGAATTACCAATACTAGCCATAGCTGCTTCAACATCCATTCCTTTAGCTTGAAGAGCAAAGTATTGTTTGACTTCCTCAGTAAGTCTATCTTGTTCTCCCTTAGCAGCAATAAGTTCAAGAGCTTCTCTATGTTTCTGTTCTTCTAGTTGTTGGTCTAGTTGACGAAGAGATTCTTCGTTCTTTTGACGAAGTTCTTGATAACGTTCAACAGCTATTTTAAGAGCAGGAACATTACCGGAAGTAATAGCAGCAAGTGCCATATCTAAATCTCCATTTTGAGCAGCACTGAAAGCCCAGTTCTTTAATTGCTCATAGTTCTCAGTTTCTTTATCAGAGTTCTTAGCTTTAATAAGATATTGACCATAAGAATGAGCATTAACATTAAGAGAGATGTATTTACGATTACGAGATTTATCGAAGTAAGCAGTATCTAAACCATCAATCCAAGCATACTTAGAATTGTTTAGATCAATATCATATTCATCTTCACGGAACTTATCAAACATATAGTTAATAATAACTGTTCCCATAGAACCACGAGAAATAGCTTCTTCAGTTGTAGATTTACCTGCACTAGTAGCGATTTGTCCATAACGTTGAGGAGTCATATCAACCATCTCACGAGCACTATTCTTAATAGATTCAATAAGATTAGTCATTTCAGTTATATAACCGCTAATGTTTGCATCAAGCATACGAATTTGTTGAGCTTTCAAACTATTCATATCTTCACTATCATCGTAAGCAAGAATACCTTCGGCAGCAAGATTATAAATAATTCTATCAGTTTCTTCACCGGCTCCAAGAAGAGATTTACCAATAAGAAGAGCAAACATCTTATTCTTAGCAATCATCATCTCTCTATGGTAAGAGAAGATATTAATAAGAATTTGAAAAGGAGTAAGTATCTCAACAACACTAAACTTACCCATCATAGGAATTGGTTCAACAAGACCAGTATAAGGAAGTTTAGGATCATCATCATTTTGGAATACAATAGGTTTAGCACCACCGGGATAAATACCATATTGTTTCATTCCAATTCGATAACCTTCATAGATTTGCTTCTTATAAATAGTTTCGATATTAAGATGTCCAAGTTCAGCATTAAATTCAAAGTCATCTGGAACAATCATTTGATCTTCAAATCCAATCTCATTAATATAATGAAGAACTTTAACTTCTGCATAACCTACCCAACAAGCATGCCAAACTTCTAGAAGATCGCCATTTTGTTCACGAACATCAACATTACCAGCAGCAAATAAAGCTCTATCTTCTTCATCTAATTCTTTACACTTTTCGGGAAAGAAATAACTATAAGAGTTAAGACTAAATGTTTTACTAGGAACACCAGTACCGTTAACAGGGTTATAATAATTAGTAATGAATTCAAGTTCTGTTTCAGTAAGATCATCTTTGAATTGATCTATTACTTGAGAATAAGACATTTGCAATCTTCTAGCAACCATGTCATAACCTGATACAAAGATAGCTCCATTAGGAACAGGAAACATTTCAGTAGTAGGAACTGTTTCCTTAATTACTTTCTTTCCTTTAACAGTATGATAACTATAACATTCTCCCGTTGTTATAAAGTTGAAATAAGCAATAGGAGCTTGAACATCTGTATTAGTAGTATCATCAATTACATCAATAAGTTGTTGAGCTTGAACACTAATCTCATCAATATAATTCTCAATGAATTCTTTTTCGAATTGCTCAGCATCAGCAGCAAGTTCTTGCGGATTAATTTGTTGAGTAGGTTGACCTTGAGCAGCAAGTTCTTCATTCTGAGCATTAGCTTCTTGAACTCGTCTTTGGAATTCTTCTTGAAATGCTAGAAGCGCTCGTTTAGTAATATCGTTCTTAATGGCATTATCTCGTGCCATAATGATATCTGGATTATTAGCAGTAACTAAGAACTCATGTTGTTCTTTAGTATATTCTGAAATATATCTACGAACAATATCATTAATGATATCAAGATTTCGCATAGTAGCAGGAAAACGAGTATAGATTTCCTTTGTAGCATTAAAAGGATTAAGAGTTTTACGATAGAACTCGTTAGGAATATTATTATGTAAAATCTCTAATAACTGCTCAGTCTTAGTTCTATCATTAGCACTAAGACCGGCAGCTATAACATAATCAATACAACGAGAACCCCAAGTATAATCCTTTTGAGAGTTGGGAATTCTCTGTTCGGGAAAATCACCAGCTCGATTATTAATTTTGAGATTAATAGTACTCATACAAATATAAGTTTTATGATTAGTATTATAACTACTAGAATCACATTACCTATGATTCCGCCAAGCAATGTAGCAATAATATCTAATATATCAAACTTTCCACCATATAATTTATCTTTGTATTCCATACCAACAGCAATACCTAACGTGAATATTATAGTTAGAAAACCTGTTAGTATTCCGTATTTAAAATGAAGCATACGGTTACTTACTTTCATCCATCCAAACATAATCATTATTATTAATAGTTTTAATATCTAGGTCTAGTCCAAAAGTTATCCTCTTGAGTATCGACCTTTTTACGATGTTTCATTTCATTCTCAGCAAACTTATCATTAGCAGCCCATTCGATACCACGAACAATCATTTCTGATACACGGTCAAAGTTACCTGTTTCGTTCCATTTCTTTAATTCAAGAACAGAAGGATGATCATATATAGTATGGAGAACTAATAGTTCTCTTCCGTCTGGACGTTTACCAACAACAGTATAAAGCATTTCTTTAAGCATTCGTAGACCATCAAGTTTAACTTGATTATTACCTACGTTATAACCAATAGTAGTACTAATTTTATTCTTAATAGAAGTATCCCACAACCATACTGGATGACAACCTAAATAACGAAGAGCTTTCCATTTCTTAAAGTTACTAATAGTTTCGCCTCGGTTGGTTTCAACATTAGTAGTTCCAATACAATTATACATACGAGCTAAGTTATAACAAATTCTATCAGCTTCTTCAAGAGTATTAGGACGACCATAATAAGTAGCACAAAGTTTAGTTTTATATCCATTATAAATACATGGATTCATCCAAACTTTAATACTAT